TAGTGAAACACTTAAACCACAAAATGACTCTGTTGAAATACTAGACATTAACACAACTAGCACAACAAATAAATTACCACTTGGAAAAAATTACAAATTTAATGCATTTGGATATTTTACATATAATGACGGATTCACTGATCCTTACAAAATACGTGTAGCACTTGCTGATCCAGATAATGATACATATCCAGATGATCCTGAAGCATTTAGTAAAATAGTAGGCAGTTCTACTATTAAATTAGGAACAACTACAGAAAATGGATATTCATTTACAGTGCAAGACAACACAAGCGGTACAACTATAGTTAATGGAAGAGGATCATTAAGAACTAAATTTAAGAGAACAGCAGATATAAATCAAGTTATAGATCCTAGTACAACAAATATAATAGATACATATGTATTGCTTGCAAGTTATGATGATGCATATAGGACTTGGGCATTGTATGATGGAAGAATACAAACTATACCAAATCCACCAACAGTGGGTGAGCTTAGTGGCATGTTTGAAAGTTTAGTAAGTAAGAAAAGTATCAGTGATCAGGTAATATACAGACCTGTGAAATACAAAATACTATTTGGTGACTTGGCTAGTAGTGAAGTACAAGCACGTTTTCTTGTTACTAAAACTGCAAACAGTACAATGAGCGATACAGAAATTCAAGCAAGAGTAATAAATCTTATTAGTCAATATTTTAATATTGATAATTGGGACTTTGGTGAAGATTTTTACTTTACTGAAATGGCGGCTTTCATACATAATAACATGATAGGACAAATAAGTCAAGTTTCAATACAACCTGTAAGCAGTGATATTGAAAATACAGATCTGTTTGAAATAACAAGTGATAGTGATGAATTATTTTTACCTGTTGTACAAAGTAATAACGTAGTTATTACAAATACATCTACTTCTAATGCAACAACAATAACTGAAAATACAAGTGTTAGTACTGTAAGTATTGCAAGTTCTTCTGGTGGTGGAGGATCCAGCGGTGGCGGTGGTGGGAGTGGTTACTAATGAGCTATCATTCTTCAAATTCTAATAATAATACAAGCAAAGATGTTGATGGCATCGAACGCACAAGTAATTCTAAGATTGCACCTAGGATTACAAGACCAGGCGAAAGTGCAGAACGCATAGGTACAAATAACATCACAGAATTTTTACCTGCTATTTTTAGAACAGATTCCAATAAACAATTTTTAGATGCTACTTTAGAACAACTAATGAGTAGTGGTAGTTTAATGGCTATCAATAACCTAATAGGTCAAAGATACAGTCAAAATAAAAATTATCTCACAGACGATAGAACTTCTGATAATTATCAATTTACACCTGGCTTAGTGAACAAAGATTCAAATGGAGCAGTCACAAAAGCAATTTCTTATGATGACCTGATAAACAGTTTAGAATTTAATGAAGTCAATACAAAACAACACAATAATTTGTTTGGTGAATCAGGATCTACATTAGATTTACCAATCAACTATGATATGTTTTTAAATTATCACAAATACTTTTGGTTAGTAGATGTGTTACCTCCTTGTAGTATTAAACCAGCATATAACAATCCAATTGATATTGATACTATTTTTAATGATGTGACTTATACAACTCCTGCACTAAGCACAAACAACACATTAGAATTTATGAATGGCATGAGAATACGTTTTATGCCAACACAAATTGATAGACTTACACAAACAAATGCTGTTAACACAAATTTCCAAGCTACAGTGACAAATGCTAATACACTTAAAGTTTATAAAAATAATCAATTACAGACATTAACAACAGATTATACATATAATAGTGGCACTGGTTTAGTCACTTTTACAAGTGCTCCAGCATTAAATGATGAAATAGAAATACATAATTTTTATGCATACAGTACCAGTGGCAACTACGCAGTAGGTGACATTTATATTGTTGACGGAATTAATCAATCAACAGGTATAAAACTTACAAAGCAATTTACAAGTGGACAAGTTCAAGGAACTTACAGCACAAGAAATTGGTTAAATCATACTGTTTACAGTAGTCAAGAACCCAAGGGTTTTGAAGAAGACGGAACTTCATTTGATTTTGATCCTTATGACATCAGAGAATGGAGAATGACAACCAGAGATTACTTTGTAGAGCCAAGGTGGACACCTGACCAAAGTGCGTGGGCAAGAAGTAATCTATGGATTCATGAAACAGTGGCTCAAGCAGTAATTGCGTTTCAAGGATTAACATCGGGAGATTATCTGTCAGATAATTTTAGAGGTGTTAGACCTATTATTGAATTTAAACCAGGAATTGAAAAGTATAATTTTGGTGTAAATCATATTGCCTATGTTAATCATCTGATGGATGATACATTTGATCCTGCTACAAAAATAGTTGGTCAAATAAGCTACAGTCATAAAACAAGTAACATTACAACTGATTGGGCATCGGCTTCTGGATATAATCTAGGCGATCGTGTTCGTGTGAACATGAATGGATATTTAACTTATTGGGAATGTATTGTATCACACGGTGATCCATTCAACCCAACACATTATGAAAACAAAGAATATTGGAAAAAAATTAGTGAGGAAAATCTTGAAGATAATGATTTAGTTCTTTTTATTAATTCAACTAATACAGCATATGGACAAGATAAAATTTTTAAAGTTGGTGGAGTGACAGCAGGTACAGGTATAACACTAACAGAAGAATATGGTCCCAATACGACACCCTTATATACAAATGATAAAATCGTTGTACTAACAGGTCATAACACTAGTTGGACATATCCTGGTGAAGACCTAATACAACCTTACAGTGGAAGTGAATGGTGGTACAACGGCACTAAATGGATTTACGGACAACAAAAATTACATAGAAGCGATTCTATTCTTGCACAATTATATGATACAACACTTACTAGATTAGATGATGAAACAAAATATCCTTTGAGTACATTTACAGGAGGTGACATTTTTAATTATGGATACAACAGTGCAAGCAAATTTGACGATGCATTAGGGTTTAATCCTAGATATGTTGATTATGGTAACACACCCGGACTAAGTTTTGATTTTGGACTAAATTCTAATAGATACACATATAACATATTTGATGCAACTACTAATAGTAATAAAGTGCTTGACATTATAGGTTATTACTACTATAAGATAGGTTCATTGTATTACAATGGTTGGAGCAATGTAAGAAATGGGCAAACGGTCAAAAGACATATTCAAAAGACAGTCATTGATCCTACTAAATCAATACAGGTTAATTTAGGAACAAATGATTACAATAAATCTACTAAATTTCATTTTAACCTCAGAGCAGATTTGTTAGAAGTAAGTAGTTATACAAATAAAAAAGTTGATCCAATTAGTGGTACGTTACCAGATATCTTTATGGCACTTAACACTAATTATGATATAGAAACACAATTTCCGCAAGCAGACATTGAATTTGTAAAATGGAACGGAGATCCATTGACAAATATCACACGTACTCCAGGAAGTCAAGATACTTTCCAATTACAAATTTCTGCTCCTGCATATTCTCTTTTTAAATATAGAAGAGTCAGTGATCCTACTAATTTTGGAATAGTAAGATTGTACACTGAAACAAACCCTACTACTATTGAGGTTAAAAAGAACGGAGTAAGTTATAGCACTTATACTCTTAATGGAAAAATATTAAGTTTTACAAATAACTTAGTTGCAGATGACGTATATGATATTACATTTACTAGCGATAGTGATTTAGATGATGACGCCGATGGCGTATTCATGACAGCAGATACTCAAGTGTTTAATCCACAAAACAAGGCTCTTACAACAACCAGTTTTGGTGATTTGGTAAGTCATATTAAAGAACAAATGGAAAATATTCCAGGATTCACTGGAAGTTATTTTGGAATTAACAATTATGATAGTGTTAGCAAAGTACATCAATTTGGTGGTACAATAAGGCAACAACCTTTTAGCACTGAATTACTTAATCAACTGGAGATTAACAACGATACAGATGCTTTTAGTGCAATTAAATTCAGTGCTAATAGTTATGATAGATTTAAAAAACAATTTACTAGAAAAGTTGAACAACTGAACAATAGTATGGCACAAGAAATTCCTGTGTACCAAATTGTTGATAAAGCTCTTGAAGAGATTAATATTGGTAAGAATACTGACAGCGAATTTTCCAACAGCAACATGGCAATGTATAGAGATTATGAAAGTGTTGATTACAGCTGGACTAACACAATGACAGCTAGTTTCAGATTACCAAAAACTGTTAATACATATGATGATAGCAAAAATCATATACAAGTTTGGTTGCAAGAAGACAACGGTAGTGGTACAATGGTATGGAAACCTCTGCAATCAAATAGCGAATATACTATAACAGCAAATAATGTTACGGTAACCAAAAGCGTAACTTTTGGAAGTGCTGGACTTGCATATTTGCATGTACGTTGGTACCCACAAGATTCAGTGAGTTATATTCCACCTAGTGCAGTAAAACTTGGTCTGATACGTCCTTATGCACCAGAAACTTATAATGATGGAACCAATAATGTAATCATTCAACATGACGGTAGTATATACATCAGACAAGGCACTGAATTGTATGATAGAAATTCTGCTAATTTTAATATAGTAGACAGTGCAATATGGGATTTAGAACATAGAATTTTCAATAATTTACATTTAACAAATAATAACATAACATCATACTTAGACATATTTCCAAATCCTTATAGACCAACATCTTACACTTGGAGCGATGTTAACACAAGTTTATTAAGTGAATTTAATAAATGGAAAAGTAATAACAGTATTCTAGCTTTGAACAGTACAACATATTATGATAGCAATGACAAATTTACTTGGAACTACAGTAGTGTGGGTCCTGGAATTGGTGGTTGGAAAGGATTATATCATTATTACTTTAACACAGAAAGACCACATACACATCCTTGGGAAATGCTAGGACACAATACAAAACCAACTTGGTGGGACGCAAATTACAGTTGGACAGATGTTACAAAACGTTCTGCATTGATTGATGCACTTACTTATGGACACTACAATAATCCTGCAGAAACATATAAAAAATATGATAAAAATCTTGCAATACCAAAAGCTGTTTATGATCTAACAGCAAATACTTTGGTTACAAATGCAGGTGTATTAAATGACCCTATAACAGCTAATGTTGTATCAAGTCCTAATGTAGCAGAAGCTTCTAAAGATTTTGTTTATGGTGACTGGGGACCTGTTGAAGATGATTGGAGAAGATCTAGTCAATACAAAATACAATTATTCTTAGGTTTGTTGAGACTGAGACCATTATGGGTAACCAATATTTTCTTTATGCCCACACAACAAGTATTGTTAGACACTGCAACAATTGACAATCCACATTGGATTGATAATTCAGAATTACAATTAATTAATTACAGTAATGAACCTAGACTGAGTAGCACAACTTATGAAGATAGTATAATTGAAAGTGTCCGAGTATTAAGCGGAGGCACTTACACTACTGCACCACAATTGACGATATTCAGTAATTTTGGTACTGATGCTAAAGTCACAGCATACCTTACAGCTGGTGTAGTAACTGATGTAAGTGTTGATAATCCAGGTAAAGCATATTATAATAAACCTAGAATTGTTCCTGCAACTGGATCAGCAAAGTTTGAAGCAACACTTACTAAAAATGCTAAAAAATATTTTATAGGACTTAACAATGCAATTGTTGAGTTTGCAAAATACAACGGTATCACACCTAATACTATTGTTGAAAGATTCAAATTTAATGAATATAATCCTATTTTGAAAGCTGGAGGATTTTTAAATCCAAATAATCAAAGATTTATTTTACAAAGTAGTCAAGACAAAGGTGCTACAAGAATTCCTGAAGAAAACTATACAAGTTTACTTTACACAAGCAAGCCTACTAAAGAAGTATTTTTTGGTGGAATAAAAATAAGCATTGACACAAATGGATATAAAATACAAGGATATGATAACAGCAATCAATACTTTACATATAAACCACCAATTTTAAGTAGTAGAAAAGTTTTAGTTTTACCTCCTGATACTCCTGAACTTTTAAGTCCAGATGAAATGATTCGTTATGAAAAATACGAACCTAATACACAGCAATTAAGCTACAACACAGTATTAGCTACAAAACAAGACGTATATGACTTTATACATGGATATGAAGCATATCTACAAGAACAAGGATGGGACGCTAGTTGGAGAGGATCCGCTACTGACTTTATTAATTGGGCCAGTGGTAATAATACATCAACACCAATAACTATTATTCCAGATACAACAACAATTAAAATTTCAGATGGTAATAGAGGATTTTACGATACGCTAAACAAACGTTATGATGGTGTGTATAATATTTTAGACCAAAACGGAAAACAACTAACAACAAACAAAGTTCTTGTCAAAAGAGAATTAATGAACAACGACAGTTATACAGAAATATCTGTTAAAAACAATTCAGATAGAATTTACGGAGTTCGATTATATAAAGTAGAAGTAGAACATGTTCTTGCATTTGATACCACTACAAAATTTGATGATGTAGTTTACGATCCACAATTAGGACAACTACACAAACGCCTTACTTGGAAAGGAAGTAGAACTAAAAATTGGAATGGCAAATTTTATTCTCCAGGCTACATTATCGACGATAATAGCATATATCAAAACTTTGATACAACTGCAAGAGAACTAGATCAATATTACGGTTTAGGAAATACTCTTGGCAATAAACAAATTGTGGACACTGCAAGATTTAATCATGGCTATAACAAACCACAGTGGAGTGAAAAATTAAATTTAGATGAAGATACAACGTTTGAATTTATGAAAGGTACTAAAAAATACAGAGGTACACGCTTTGCAATTGACGCTTTTATGAGAAATAATTCATTGTTTGATTCACAAGCTGATGCAAGTGTACTTGAAGAATGGGCATTTAGAACAGCAGATTATGGTGATGTTAGAAGCAGAAATACTATTGAATTTGAACTTACAAAAGATCTGTTGACAACAAGTCCACAACCAGTTAGATTTACTGACAAGGAAATTACAGATGTATTGACTGATATAGTAGTAGATGTTGATCCAAATAGTCCACTATTAGTTACTGGAGATCCAGGAAACGTTTTCACAACACGTAGTCCTAAAACATATTTGCAACAGCAAAATATCTCTATCTCACAAGAAAAAGAGTTTGCTAATGATTTTCTTACTGCTGGTTTACCTCTTACAAGTGAAGCAGATTATAGATGTTTGACATTAGAAGATATGACATTCTTTCCTGAAGATCCTAGTCAAAAGAACTACAATTTTGAAGGTGATTGGCAAAAAGTATTACAGTGGAATAATAGACAAAGTTATAAATTTGGTGATAAAGTATTGCATGAAGGACGCAGTTGGGAAATGTTAGATCCTGATGGAAGTAGTGGACTGTCTAGACCAGAAGATCCTATTATTGTTACAGGTTCTATTTCACTTCCTGTGGTTCCTAGTACAGGAGAAACACTTATAATTGATGGTACTACAATCAATCTCACAAAATCAACAACTACAACAAATTTAGATGTAATTAATGTAATAGGAACAAATGATGTTAAAACTAGTGATGTTATAGCACATAATAGCACTTTGATTTTAGGAGAAACAAGTGCTCTAACACAAACTGTAACTTTTAGTAATGTTGTAACTACATTACAGTATCAAGATATTGTTAAAACAGGTAGCGTAATTAATCCAACTATTCAAGGAAGTGCAACAGCAACACTAATAATTGACGGCAATACAGTAAATTTCAATGATACTACAAGTACAACAACAAATATTTCTGCACAAACTGCATTTGAAAATGCATTTAATGCTAGTTGGACACAGAATACAGGAAACATAAGCAGTGAATCTGTAAGTAGATGTAATGCTATAGAAGCATTAAGAAATGCATACATAAGTGCTAACAGTAGTAGTGCATGGACAACCTGGCTAGGTGATTATTTCAGTAACAGCGACACAGGCATTAACATTACAAAGCTACAGACAGAAATAAATGCAAATCCAAGTTGGTTAGTGCAACTACAAGCATTATTACAAAGTGATGTTACAATTATCAACAATGTACTCAATAGAACTTATACAATAACTGATAGTATACCTGCACAAGATGTAACAGATACAACTACAGCCCTTAGTGCAGGACAATATATAGATAATGTTGCAACATATTTAATAGCAAACCCAAATAGTGTATTTGCAACAACTACAATTGTAACTACACAAAGTGGTACTGGATTTAAATTATACAATCTGACTGATATAGTACAAGAAATTACAAGTGCTGGTATTGCAAATATTACTGCAAGTGCTAGTAATAATCAATTAAGAATAACCAAAACTACAAGTAATACAGCACAATCTTTTAGTCTTACAATAAGTGTTGGCACGGCTAATTCAGCTGTTGGATTTAGTACAGCTACTGAAACAATTAATAGCACTGCTAGTAATATTGTTAGTACACCTAATCTAACCCTCCAACAAGCTGTTAATCAGATCAATGCGGCATCGATAGCTGGAGTAACTGCACAAATTAATCAAGCAAATCCAAACTTACTACAACTTAACTGTAACAAAGCCACACTTGTTATTGGTACAGGTACAGCTAATAGTGTAATAGGTTTAACATCAGGAATAGTACCAGCAAGTACTTCTACTACAACTGTAAATGTTGCTTTGTATATCACTGATATTGCAAATTCTATAAACAGTGCGGGCGTAAGTGGTGTCACCGCTGGAGTAAGTAATAATAGAATACAACTTACAAGCATCAATAGCACGTTAGTGATTGGCTCAGGTACTGCAAACAGTACATTAGGTTTTACTGCACAAACATATAGTGCTACAGCGTCAACCATTAGTAATGTGTTCAATGCAATTGTAGGAAGTGATGGTAATCAAGTATTCAGAGAAATGACAAATGATCCAAATATCTTTAGCATTTGGGTAGCAGATAATAGCGAACAAGGAAGTTTTAACCAAGGCTATGCTGTCTATCAAAGTATGGATTTTGGAATGTATATAACAAAAGCATGTGCAGGGGTAAATCCAGGTGATGATGCACAAATTATGATTGCTAGACAGACCAATGATGTTCAAGCTCATAACCTTGTAGTTGGAGACTATGTATTAATTAGAGGAAGCACTACAGTTCCTAGCATAGATGGAGTACACAAAGTAACTGGTGTAAATCCTTCCAATAATAAAATGTTTTATATAGACGAATATATTGAACAAGAAGGAGGCGTAGGTAATGTTTATCCTCTGAGAAATGTAAGATTTAAAGATAAAACAACATTGGATTCAGCATTATTGTTAAAACAAAATAATGTTTGGAAATATAACTTTAGCGGTGTTAGACAGAACAGCAATCAACTTCCTATTTTAATTTTTGTTGATGATGATGGTTCAGGCAAGCCAGCAGTTTACAAATATACAGGCGAGTGGAGCGATACTGTTGGTCAAGATTCTACAAAGCTGGTAAAAATTAGAACACAAGAGGGTCAAGCTAGAAATGATTTAGTTGAAAATGTAAAAATATATGATGCAAAAAACAAAAGCACCATTGCTCAATTAGAAACATGGGATCCTGCAAAAGGTATCATACTAGGATTTATACGTAATGAAATAGATTATATAGTAACTGCTGATATTGCAACATACAATTACAATACTATTGACGGACAATTAGAAACAACAAAATCTTGGGGAGAAACATTTGTAGGTAAACGTTGGTGGAATATTAACACTGCAATGTATTTAAATTATGAGCAAGGTAGTGTTAGTTATCAGCAAAATAATTGGGGACGTTTATTTGATGGAGCAACCATTGATGTATATGAATGGACACGAAGCACTGTGCTTCCTGAACAATGGTCAAATCTAGTAGAAAATGGTACTACGATAAATGGTGTGCCTGCAAGTGGTGAAGCATACGTAGAAATTATTGGACAAGAAAGAGTTTACTCTTGGACAGAATCAACACACTACAATCGACGAACTAATAGAACAGAAACAGAATACTACTTTTGGGTAAAAAACAAAACTTCTTTTGAAGGTTTGAGAAACTATAATACACTTCAGTTGAGTAAGATGTTAGAAAATCCTGACAGCTTTGATTTAAGTTGGGTTGCCGCTAGTGGTAATAATTTATTGTTCATTTCAAATGTAGATAGACATGTAACAAAAAACAGTGTAGTACAAGTTAATCAAATATATGACAGCAATAGTGAACCTTTAAATGAATGGACCATGCTAGCAGAAGGGGATGAAAGTGTAGCCATTCCGGAATATTTACACATTAAAATACGTGATAGTTTGGCTGGCTTCAATAATTATAAAGAAAGATTTACTTTTACAACTTGGTCAAATGCAACTTCTTATAACCAAAATCAAGTTGTAATTGAAGGAACTAATTATTATATCAGTCTGAAAGCAAATAATTTAAATAATCAACCAAGCACAGATACAACACAAAGTTATTGGAGTAGAATTTACGATTATGACCTAGTCGCAGAAACACAGCAAGATGATATTGATGTATGGAGAGGTCAGATGATTCCTGATTTAGATTTACATGAATACAATCGTTATGGACATTTGATTAGACCTCGACAAAGTTTATATAGAAACTTAGTAGATGCAAGACAAAATTTTGTTTACAAAACTAACGAATTATTAAGTACAATCAACATTATAGATGAAATACAAAATTGGGAAGACACTTTTAATCATACTTTTACTAGAGGAGCAGTAACATATGAAATAGGATTTTATTGGAGTTGGATTAATTGGACAGCAAAAGGATATAATTCTAATATTGTAGCAGATAAAACAGTGGATTCGTCTCAAGACTTAATTGATCTAACCGATGAGCCAGATGGAACATATGTTCGTGTTAGAAATGTTACACATGCAGATGGTATAAACAGACCCGAAATACATTATTATAACAATGGTACAAGTACACTAGTTTATAAAGAAAAAGCTACAATTGAACTAAGTGAAGAAATGTGGAACCAAGCTAAATTTGGGTATGGCATGGACGCAAGCGGTTTTGATTTGTTATCTTTTGATAGTGACAGTAGCAGTGTAATAGGAGAACTTTTTGATAAATTAAGAACTAACATTTTTATAGGTAGACACAAAATTTTGTATAGCAAACTTTGGTTTACTTGTTTATATGAAGCTGTGGTACAAAACACTACAGATGACTTTGCATTCAAAACAAGTTATGTTAAACTTAATGTTAGTCATCCTTTATTGCTTACACAAGATCATTTCAAAATTTATGATATGAGTCCTGTTGAAGATTTCTTCAACGATATTAAACCTTTTCACACAAAGTTACACAATAGCTTAGAAAGTGTTACAGCTGAAGAGGCTATAAAAGTCGAAGTAGATGAAGAAGATAGAAAATCAATAATTACTTTTAACTATGCAGATCATAGCACAAGAACTTGGGAAGGTCAAACGGTTTTAACCGGTAATGATTTTACCAGTACTTTAGAACATACAGATGCTTTAGACTTTACAACACCTGATGCTAATATTGAGTATGTTTATGATGGTAATGAATTTGATCAACCGCATTATGAAGGTTGGGGAGAAGAACTTTATCCTGTAGATTACACTGAAAATCTTAGTATACTTGTACAAACAAACCCTCAAGCTACGGTTACAGTAGGTGCATTGTTTAGTGTAGTTTTTCAAGAAAATAATCCCAGAGGCATAACATTTAACAACGACGGAACAAAAATGTTTATTGTTGGTGCTCAAGGAGATGATGTGAATGAATATACTCTTTCAGTAGGATTTGATTTGACTTCTACAGTTACTTTTACAAACAATTATCCAGTAGGTGGTGAATGTCCAAATCCAACCTCAGTAAAGTTTAATACTGATGGTACAAAAATGTTTGTTACTGGCACAGGAAATAGCAACGTTCATGAGTATGTATTAACAACTGGCTTTGATTTATCCACTGCGAGTTGGTTCCAAACACTGGTCACAACTGTTGACAATGATAATTTTGGACTTGACTTTAAAGATGATGGTACTAAAATGTGGATTACAGGAAATCAAAACGATAAAATATATGAATACAATTTATCCAGTGCCTTTAATATTTCCACAGCAACATTCAATCAAGATTTATACTTAGGTGCAACAGACTTTGAACCATTTGGCATTGAGTGGAGTCCTGATGGTACCAGACTGTTTATAGTTGGGACAATCCACAATGGTGTAGATTTATTTTATGTATCTACACCTTGGGATATATCAACAGCAACACATCAGGAATTTTATTTTATAGGTGGTAATCCTAGTGGTATACACATCAGTCCAGACGGCACAAAAATGTTTATTGTAGGCAATAGCAGTGACATGGTAAAATCATACACCCTTTCAGTTCCATACGAATTTACAACAGGTAGCATCGCTACAGCAGATACAAGAACATTTAGAATTAACATGTATCGACCTGACAACTTGCAAACAAGCACTGTAATTGAAGATAGTAAAAAAACTACTACAACTGGAGCTGTGGGAGCTACAGATACTACTATTCCTGTGGCAAGTACTGCAAATTATCCTGACAGTGGAGTAATTTGGATTGGAAGTGAGCGTATTGAATATAGTGCAAAGGACGCAAATAATTTATTGTATGCAACCAGAGGTACATTAGGAACCAGTGCTATTGCACATAATGCTTCAAGTGTAGTGATAGATAATAATCAAGAGATACCTACACTCAATAGATTTAGCGATTATGGAGATAATCTACGTCTAGCATACAATGATAGTGGAATAAGTTTAACTGCCGCTGGAACTACGCCCGAGCATGCATTCATTAGAAATGCAGGGCAAGGAACGATATAAATACATTAAATGGAAAAGAGTTATGAGCTTGAATAAAATAGAAACATCACTGTTAGGAATTGAAGGACATATAAAAATTTGGGATCCTGAGTCAGGCGAAGTATTTGTCCGTAGACGCAATGCAGTAAATTATGAAAATATGAGTGTAGCAATTGCTAATCTTTTAGCCAATGCAAGTGGTAACACAAGCACACATGAAATAAAAACAATGAGATTTGGAAATGGCGGTACTAGTATTGACGGACTAGGTGCGGTGACATATAAAGCTACGAATACAAATAGTGCAAGTGGTTCATTATATAACGAAACACACAGTCAGACAGTAGATGACGCTATTACAAGTTCAACAGATAATCAAGTTATTGCAAGCCATACTAGTCCAAATAATTTTAGTGATGTTATTACAACATGTACATTGGATTATAATATTCCAGCAGGACAAGATACAACAGATACTGGTACTAACATGAACGGTACTTATGTGTTTGATGAATTAGCTTTATATACAGGCAACAACGATTTGTTGACCCATGTAGTTTTTCACCCTGTACAAAAAAGTGCAAACAGAAAAATTCAAGTAATATATACTTTAAGAATAAGAAGTTCGTTTGCGGACTTATAATAGGAAGAAGAGATGCCATATACAATAGATTATTCAGATAGTGGAAAATCGCCAATTGTTGTTAATGACGGTACAGTTGATACTAGTACTAGTCTTAGTTTAATTGGTAAAAATTATACAAATTTTGGCGAAGTTTTAAATGAGAATCAATTGCATTTATTAGAAAACTTTGCTAGTGGATCTGCACCAAGTAATCCTACAGAAGGACAATTGTGGTACGATTCAACAAATAATAAATTAATGTTATACGATGGAAGTTGGTACACAATAGGTGCTCCAGCTGGAACAACAAGAATAGAATATAGACGTCGACAAGATACATTAGGTAACTTTCATAACACAATTGAAATGATAGTAGATAATAATATCGTAAGTATTACAACAGATGATACTACAGCGTTTACGCCTCATGCAACAGAATATTTAGAAGATGGTGTAACAGCCTTAACAACACAATTTGCAACTATTCAAGCAGGCATCCAAATGAATAGTACTGCAAACTACAAGTTTAGAGGTACAGCAACCAGTGCAGATTATGCCGACCTTGCAGAACGTTACGAAGCAGATGCAGAATATTCTGCAGGCACAGTTGTCCGTTTAGGCGGTACACATGAAATTACACAAACATTACAGGAATCAGACAGAGATGTATTCGGAATTGTAAGTACATCTCCAGGTTTTGAAATGAATGCAGGAGCAGGATCAGACGCTACACATCCTTTTGTAGCACTAGCTGGTCGAGTTCCATGTAAAGTTATTGGAAAAGTAGTCAAAGGAGAAAGACTAGTTTCTAGTGCAACACCAGGACATGCAATGGCAATGAAACCTATTGACCCAGGTGAATACTATACAGTTATAGGAAGAGCATTAGAGTCAAAAGATTCCGACGAAGCAGGAACAATCGAAATAGTTGTTGGAGCCAAGTAAATGCCAAGAACTATAGGCCAATTAGCTGAAGCAAGTCATTATAATTCAGTAGCAGAAATTGCAAATAAAGTTTTTGGAGACATTTATTCTTCTGCGGCGGTAACTGATAATAATCGAAAAGCAACACACAAATATGGCTGGGGAGCAACTAATGTTGATCAGGCATTGTCGGCAGGCACACCAATTACTGCTGATAAATTACAAGTTTTGGTAAATCATACAAATGTAAGTATAGATCATATTAATGTAACTGACAGTGTTTTGGTTTTTGCTGTACCAACTAATAGAACTAATATTACTGCACAAACACTTGTTAGAGCAGAAGATTTAAACCTCATTGAGGATAAATTTAATAATACAATTTTAGCAACTAATAATCATGGAACAGTTGATTCTGATAGTTCAAGTTTACTTACAGCAACTCCACTTAGTGGTGGACCTTACACGAGAACAGCTACTTGGCAAAATAAAATTACAGCTGAACACAAATGGACTTGGGGTAGTTACAACGCCGCAAGATATTTCTTTAACGGTGGCGGCACAGTAAATTTAGATTTAGAAATGTCAGGAGGTTGTACTGCTGGATATTTTAATTGGGCTGATATGATCAACGAAATGGGTACACTAGTTTTTAATTGGGACACCGTAACTCAAAGTGCTAGTACCACAGCAGGTTATAGTTTTGGTAAAGGTTTTTATGATCTTACACAATACTATGGAGATGGTAGTGATGCAGGTTCAGCTGATGAAGGACTACTATTTCAAAGTGCTGGTGTAACTCAAAATACAGCATATGGTTACGGTTATGGTTATGGTTATGGATACGGAAGTGCTGGTCTATTTGTAAGTAATGCAGACAGTGCATACTTATGGGCTGGACGCTGTGACGCTGGACCTAATGTTTATCTTGTATCTCAAAGTGGATACAGTGGTTATGCTAGTAGAGCATTTAAGTTGTATGGCAAATATGCGGCAAATGGTGCAGAAGTGCATCTCAAAGCTGTACTAGATAATACCACACTGACTCAGGTTGTAGACGGAACAATTGATGCAACATGCAAGTATTTGATGCCAGATATTATTACACAATCTACAAGTACATTTGATGTCACACCAGATCCAACATTGACTATTTTAGATAATTTTAATAGCGGTGATGACAGCTAAAAAAATCATTGACAAATCACATATAAATAAGTTATAGTAGTAGTTAATTATAAGGAGAAACTCGCTATGGATGAGAGACTCGAAAAAGCACTTGAATTTGCAAATTATCGTATTACCTTAGGTAATCAAAAAAGAAATATCAGATCTCGTATGGAAGTGTTACAAGCAATACACTATAATGCGGGTAGTTTTATTGCTAATCCAACAACTATAAGTTTTATTAATACTTTGATTAGCCTAGGCAAAAAGACAGCAGTTGTTATTGATACAAAAGATAATCCTATAGAAATAGATGATCTTAAAGATTTTCAAAATTCTTTGGTTGATGCTTATTACAATGCCAGTAACGAATACAAAGTACAAATGGACAAAGTTAAAAAATCACGTAATATTAAGAAAATTATGGATTGGTAATGTCTGGTAAAGAAGAAGATAAAGGCATTTGTTTTTTTGCCTACAACAATGAAGAAATAGACTATGTTCAATTAGCTCATATTGCCGCTGGTTATGTTAAAGCCAATATGAGTAATAACAAAACTTGTTTGATTACTGACAAAGGTACATACAGTTATTTTGAAAAAAGTGTAGATAAAGATTTTCATGATGCATGTTTTGATCACGTGGTATTGACGGATGTTGAAAATGCTCCAAATCCTAGGCGTCATTATGATAGTCCTTGGACTGAATTTACTGCACAATTTAATAACAGTAACAAACATAAAATTTTTGAATATACTCCATTTGAAAAAACATTACTATTAGATATAGATTACATTGTCAAGAATAATTTTTATGATTATATTTTTGACAGTGAATTTCCATTGGCAATGCATAGAGAATCACAATACTTACAGTATGAACCTCCGTATATGAATGAGATTACACTAGCAGATGGGGGCATTCATCATTGGTGGAGCACTGTGATTTATTTTGATCAAAGTGTTGAAAGTAAAACATTTTTTGATACTTGGGAACATGTAAAAGATAATTGGGATTATTATCATTTATTATATCAATTTCCTCCAGCATTGTTTAGAACAGATTTTTGTGTAAGTATAGCATGTCATTTATTAAACGGGTATAACGAAAATAATTTTGTGCATGATTTTTTAGGGACAAAAATGAGAAACATGGATCAAAAAGATGAACTACATGAAATCAAAAGTTTAAATGATTGGATATTTTTAAGTCATGTGAGGAAAGAAGTTTGGAAAAATATTTTAGTAAGAAATCAGGACCTTAATATCCATGTGATGAATAAACGTGCTTTAACTAGACACGCAACACCTATTATAGAATCTCTAAAGGAAGAAATCTTATGAGCAGAGGATTTGTTATAATTGGTATAGATACAGATGTTGATTGTGTAAAGTATGCGGCTTCTCTTGCAATGAGTATAAAAAACTGTGACGCTGATAGTCAAGTGTGTTTGATTACCGATGAAAATTTTAAACTTTCTAAAAAATATATTGATTTAGATTGTTTTGATTACACTGTAGAATTACCTTTTGGTAATACAGGACACAGAGATGGATTTCATGGCAGTAATTTTTGGCAAGTAGTGCATTGTACACCTTTTGAAAAATCAATATATTTAGACTATGATATGTTGTTTGTTAATGTAGACATAGATTTGCTGTGGCAACAATTCTCAGACTATGAGGTTGCAATGCCGGTAATAGCAAGAACTTATAGAAATGATATAGCTACTAAAACAAGACGTTTTGAAATAGAAAATACTTATCAGTTGCCTACATTCTACAGTCAAATATTTTATTTTAAAAATGATAAATTTGCCTCAGATTGGTTTAAAATGGCTGATCCCTATTATCAAAATTGGCGTAGTGTATATGATGTATTTTTTAAAGATAAGAAACCAGAGTCATTTAATAAAAATATTATAAACAACTTAATTACACACTCTATGGATGAAACAGAAAATGTAAGCATAGTTCTCAATAATTTCTATGATATTGATGTTTGGAGTTCAAACTTGTGGAATGAAGATGTATCAGAAGAATGGACTGGATTACTCAATAATTGGTATAAAGACAATGGTGAAATTATAATTGAAAATAGTTTGATAAGTAGTGGAATCGTTCATTATAGAGATGAAAAATTTCTTACAAAAGAAATAGAAGATGTTATCACAAGTACTTTTAAAACAAATAAGCAAAGACAAGAAACACAGTCATAAATTTTTTGTTTATTTTGACGAGTGGTCTGGTTTTATACAGGCTATAACTAGTAAACCAAATAAAAAAATTATGCACCCTCATATTGTTACAGACGATCCTATTTGTTCTAAGTTAATGCAAGGAACCATTAGTACTAAAAAATATCTAGTTGCAGAATTTTTAGAAGGTATGAAATTAGTGCAAAAAGACAAGCACATTAGAATTAGAAAAGCAGAAGAACAGCTTACTAAACTTAAAGAGATTTCGCACACAACAGAATCTGATATCAATGTAATACTTTATCTTCTTGATTATAAGATGGAAATTAATGTTAAAAGTGAATTGATATACAAATTAAGTGGAAAACAACAAAACTCAAAGATTGTTGTAAATCAAAAAAGAGATTATGATAATCTTCAATTTTTTCTTACTGCTAAGAATAATCCAATGAATTTGCTTGCAAACATTGAAATAGATATAATAGAATTATTAGAGGCAGGATACAAAATAATTGATTTATCAAATCTCAAGAATAAAATTGAACTTAAAAATATTGATATTCTGACCAAACGTATTTTTAAAACATATGGGATAAAATATAAAAATAATTATCTCAGTCCTGACTATGGATATAGAGTAACTAATAAACGTAGACATATAAAAATATTAGATAAAACTTGGTCAGATCCAACAGCATTTAGTGTAAGTCCGAGTACCCAAGGTTGGATCTTACGTAGTAATTTTGTAAACCCAAATGAGTACAAAATATACAAAGATATAAAGATATTTTTAACAACAGAAGATCCAAATGCTATGCTTGATAGAATAATTATACCATACGAAAAAGTAGGATACAATCAAGAGTGTATTGTTAAAACCAAAGTCGATCCAACTGACTGTAAGATATTAATCGGAGAAGAAGGAAGGAACATCGACTTTAAATTTGAGGAAATAGAATATGTCAAACCTGGTCAGTATTAACGACTTTGATATAGTTTACATTAGTTATGACGAACCTAACGCAGATGAAAACTATGCTGATTTATTAGAAAAATGCCCTTGGGCAAAACGTAGTCACGGAGTATGGGGCAGTGATGCCGCACACAAAGCCGCGGCGGCAATGAGTGAAACAGAACGTTTTATTACTGTTGATGCTGATAATATTGTACTTGATGATTTTTTTAATATTGAACTTGACATGGATAAAATTGGTGCTAATCATGTAATTAGTTTTGCCGCCAAAAACATTGTAAATGGATTAGTTTATGGCAATGGCGGTATTAAAATGTGGCCCGTTGAAGTTGTTAATGCGATGCGTACACATGAAGCGGCACCAGAAAGTGATAAAGCGGCTCAAGTAGACTTTTGTTGGAATATACAATATGTACAAATGAACAATTGGTACAGTTGGGTATACAATAACGGTAGTCCACTACAGGCATGGAGAGCTGGTTTCCGTGAAGGTGTCAAAATGGGTCTAGAAGGCGGAGATGTTGTTGATCCTAGTAAACTAAAAGATATTTTTAGAGAAAATTACAGGCGTCTTATGGTATGGATGACTGTGGGTGAAGATATAGAAAACGGATTATGGGCAATATACGGTGCTAGATTAGGCTGTCATATGACAAATATTTTACGTCATGAATGGGATTGGAAAAATGTTAGAGATTTTGACTGGCTTAGTGATTATTTTAATAATGAACTTGCTCCGCAATTTAAAGGTACTGACCAAATGTGTCCTAGAACAGGAATGCAATGGGATAGCACTAAGCTCAAGAATGAAACTGTAAGACTAGGTGATGATCTAAGAGGTAAACTAGATTTAGAAATTGCTGACATTGGCGTAGCGGGTAGCCGTTTTTTCAAAACTGTGTATCGCAATCCTAGTAGATTAGGACCACAGATCAGAGAAGAACAAGTCAATGACAGTATTGGATAAAACTGTCTTAGTTACAGGAGGATTCGATCCATTACACAGTGGTCATATAAATTATTTCAAATGTGCTAGACAATTAGGTGATAAATTAGTAGTAGGGGTTAACAGTGATGAATGGCTATCTCGTAAAAAAGGTAGAAGTTTTATGCCTTTTGAAGAACGTAAAATCATTATAGAAAATTTGGAGATGGTAGATGAGGTTATTAGTTTCAATGATAAAGATGGTACTGCAACTGAGGCTATTGAACAAGTTAAAGAAAAAAATCCCGGATCAAAAATTATCTTCGCAAATGGCGGCGACAGAAAGAAAGACAACATACCAGAAGAAAATGATGATGGAGTAGAGTTTGTTTTTGGTGTAGGCGGTACACACAAAATTAATAGTAGCAGTTGGATATTAGACAATTGGAAAGCACCTAAAATAAACAGAGATTGGGGATATTACAGAGAATTATACAATGGTACAGACTTCCGAGTTAAAGAATTAGTTATTGCACCACACACCAGATTAAGTATGCAAAGACATGAACATAGAAGTGAAACTTGGAACATAGTACATGGTAAAGCAAGTATTAAAATGAATCACAGAGACGGAAATCCATTTGACGGCTGTGCTGTATATCAATTACACCCAAACAATCCAGTAGATGTTCCTAAACGTACATGGCATCAAGGCTGTAACGAAACAGATAAACCTGCTCATATAGTTGAAATATGGAAAGGTAAAACTGAGCTGTTAACTGAAGATGATATAGAGAGATTAGAATGAAATCTATAAACGATATTGATTGGGAAAAAGAAAAATACGATGTTATCAGTAGTAATCTGTCTAACAGCAAAAAAATGAAAACCCTTTTAGACAGCAAAGGTTGTGGTTTTTGTTTGGCAAAATGGACACAGGTGACCATGCACTTGGGCACAGGACTAACACACAGTTGCCATCACCCTAATCCACATAAAATTCCAATTGATGAAATAAAAAAGAATCCTGGTGCATTACATAATACAGCATACAAAAAGAAACAGCGTAAAGCAATGCTCAATGGAGAGCGTCCAGCTGAGTGTGATTACTGCTGGCGTGTAGAAGATGCCGCAAAGGAATCAGGAAATGAAAATTACAGTGATAGAGTATTTAAAAGTGTAGCTTCATTTAGTGTTTACGAACATGATAAAATTGTGAATCTTACTGGTGACGAAGATGATATATATCCAACATATTTAGAAGTGAGTTTTAGTAATGTATGCAATTTTAAATGCTCTTATTGTAATCCAAATTTTAGTAGTAAATGGGTCCAAGAAATTAAACAACATGGTTGGTATGTGTTACCAGAAGAAGGATATAATTTTACCCCCAATGTACAAATACCTGAATCTGAGGATAATCCATACACAGAGGCATTTTGGAAATGGTTCCCCGAAGCAAAAAAACATTTACATACACTTAGAATCACAGGTGGCGAGCCTTTGATGAGCAAACACACTTTTAAATTATTGGAAGATATTAGAGATAATCCAACACCCAATATGGAACTTAGTATTAATACCAATGGAAATGCTCCTGCTAAGAACTGGAAACGATTTTTAGAACTTATCGAAAACATATGTAATCTTAACAAAGTACAAAAATTCACACTGTTTATAAGTTGCGAAGGCTGGGGACAAAGATCTGAATACAGTAGAGATGGTCAAGATTTTAATGAATTTTTAGGTAATGTTGAAGAATTTTTAAGAACTACACATAACTCAAGACTTGTATTCATGTCTGCATTTAATTTATTCGCAGTCAGTAATGTCATGCCTTTTTTAAAGTATGTTTTACAGTTGAAAAAAGAATTTAACTATAATGGTTTACTGCACTGGTTCGAGGAAAAGACCAATGGACAAACTACTAGAGTTTTGACAAAACATAATTGGGTATTAGATGGCGTTTTAGATGAAAGTTTAGATGATAGGCCGGTGCGTTCATTGACAGAACGTAAGAATCTTGCTAAACGCAATCCAAATGAACGTGTTGGTATAGATATAGCATATGTAAGATATCCTGATTTCTTAGATGTAGGTGTAGTTGGCACAGAAGAATTACTACTAGATCATTTGATCCCAGCCTTAGATTTCATGTATAAGAATAATGAAAATACTGAGTGGACCAAATTCCAAGGTTTTACTGATTGGGAGGCAGGAAAGTTAAAGAGAATAGTTGAAATGTTGGTTTGGCAATTAGAAAAAGGAACTACAAAATGGGAAAAAAAGAGTCGATTAGCTAGAGAAAGATTCTATGCTTTTGTTAATGAATACGATAAAAGAAGAGGCAAAAACTTTTTAAAAACATTTCCTGAAATGAAAAATTTTTACAATTTTTGTAAACAATTACACGACGAATCGCATGTTACCAAAGACGGTGATACTGAATATTATCATAATGATGAAAACGGTAATAGAGTTAGACAAGTTGCAGTAGATGCAAAACATTTCTACTCTAAACCAGTTAAATCAAAAGGTTATTCAAAAGCATGACAATGGGTAAAAATACACTATATGTTGGTGGTTGTAGTTTTAGCGACTATTTTGAAAACAATAAAGTTTGTTGGGGTGAAATTCTCGCGGAAAAATTAAACATGAATTATAATCATGATGCTGTTCTAACAAGTGGTAGCAATGATAGAATATGGCGTATATTAACAGACAAAATAATAAAAAAAGAAATAACAAAAGATGATAAAGTATTCATACAATATACAATGCCTACTAGAAAAGAATTTGCAAGTTGGAAAAATCCTCGTGGACCAAAAGGTCATATGTTTAACACACAGGATGAAGATTTGTATCTTTTAAATTTTAAAGATCAATGTTATACTTGGCATGAAGAACCTGTTGCAAATAAATTTTTGAAACAATATGAAGAATATTTTTCAATAGATGAATATGATATGCACATTTTTAATCAAAGACAATATCAGTTTCAAACATTTTTAGCATATCATAATATAGATGCCTACATGCTAACATTGAACGCTTATGTAATTTGGAATGATAATCATTTTTTGTCTGCTTATTTCAAAAAAAGATTATACAGTGATAATAAATTTGGTTATGCAGAAGATGAGAGATATGCAGAAAATGATCCAAATCATTTAAGTGAAAGTGGTCACAATAAATTAGCTAATAGGCTGTATACATGGATGACTGATAGATGAAACTAGATGACCTGCCTGCAAACAATTTATTTTGTCCTTTGCCATGGGTAGGTGCACATATTATGCCTACTGGCAAGTTCAGCTATTGTTGTGTGCAAAATCAGTTTGATGAAGATCTATTAAAAGCTGGCAATCTCAGAGAACAAACAATACAACAAGCTAGAAACAATTCTTGGTCAAACAAACTAAGAAAAGATTTAATAAATGGAATACAACATAAAAGTTGTAGAGATTGTTGGAATTTAGAAAATCAAGGGATCAAAAGTTTAAGACAACACTATCATAATCAATGGTTTAAAGATTATGGTTATGCTGATACTTTCCAACTCAATAGTGACGGGACACTAGATGATCAAAACATAATATATTGGGACGTAAGGCAAACTAATTTGTGCAACATGAATTGTATAATGTGTGGCCCAGATTATAGTAGTATATGGAACAGAGATATATTAAAAAGCCAAAACAAGCCAATACCAAAAGGCGGAGTCATCGATGCTGTAGAAGTAAGCAAAGATAACATACTTGATATAATCAAAAATAATATAGATAAAGTTTACAAGTTTTACTTTGCAGGCGGCGAGCCTCTTGTGAGTCCAATGCATTGGGCAATATTAGAAGAACTAGTAGAAAGAGAACTTTTCAATGTAGAACTTGCATACAATACTAATTTACTAAAGTTAGATTACAAAGGCAAAAATGCAATTGATTATTGGAAAAAATTTAACGTTGTATATGTTGGTTGTAGTATTGATGCAATAGGACAAAGAGCAGAAGTTGTTAGGACTGGAACTAATTGGGAAACTATAAACAATAATTTTATTAAATTAGATAAAGAGTTATATAATGCAAAAGCACTTAATATTACAACCAGTAATATGACAATAGGTGGATTAGATGAAACTATTGCATGGGCAAAAGGGTTTAAATGGAACAACGAATATGGCACTCTGCTAGCAAATAATCTAGTATATCATCCTGAATGGCTGAGTATAAATGTATTACCAAGAGATGTCAAAGAAGAAACATGGCGTAAGATTAAACCAGCATTAAAAACTCTTGAAAACAAACAAGCTCTTGAACAAATAGAAAACGAATTATGGAAAGAAATAGATGCTACTGATTTTAGGAGACTTAGTTTGCGATTTGTTAAACACATTCAGTGGACAAGCAGTATACGTAATCAAGATCCTGATAGTGTAGTATTAAGTGGTTTTCCTGAACTTTGGGATTGGTATGACGAATATCTTACTGAGTTTAAAACACTGACCCATGATCAAGCTGAGGCACTATAATGAAACTAGGATGGATAGGATTAGGTAAATGTGGATTACCGATAGCAGAACGTATAGCACAAACATGTGATGTAGTTGCACATGATATAATCCAAAAAGATACAGCTATATATACACATGATGTAAAAAATTTACTAAACACTGATATAATTTTTGTTTTAGTAGAAACGCCACATGTTGATAAAACACTGGACGGTAGTTTACCCATAGAGTTACATACTGTAGATGACTATGATTATACAGCATTAGGCAGTGTGTTACTAACATTGGCAAATTACAGCTACCAAGGCATTGTAGTTGTTAGTAGCACTGTAAGTCCAAGCACAACAAAAAAACTTGCAACAAAATATAGTGATTTAAAAATTGTTTACATGCCTGTAATGATACACATTGGAAGTGTAGCTGATAATTTTGTATCTGCACCAGTGTATTTTATTGGAGGCAAATATGAGTATACCAAACAAGTCGAAGACTGTATAAGAAAATTTGTTACAGGTAATATTTTGCACGGCACCTATGAAGAAGTTGAAATGTACAAAATGTTTGGTAATATGTTTAGCAGTGTAAAGATTGCTTTCGCAAACACCATAAGTGAAATGATTGAATATGGTAATTTTAATGCCAGCAGTTGGAATGTTATAAATGCTTTACTGCATGAAACAAAAAGTTTCAACAGCACTGCCTATCTAACACCTGGCAGTGGCAACGGCGGTCCATGTCATCCTAGAGATGGTGTTGTGTTGACTTGGCTTACAGATAAGTTAAAAATGCAAAGTCACTTGTTAAAAGATGTAACACAAGTCAGACAGGATCAAGCACTAGCACTTGCAAAATATCTAGTAAGATACCAATTACCTATTGTAATATTAGGTAAAAGTTTTAAACAAGGAGTAGATCTAACTGTAGGAAGCTACAGTGTACTAGTAGGTGAATATTGTAAACAACTTGGAGCAAATATTCACTATGATAAATCCTGGGCAGAAGACAGTGTAGTACTAATTGCCCATCCAGATAAAAAATTACTAGACAAATACAAACCCACTAAAAATAGCATAATAGTGGATTTATGGAATATGAATATACCAGGTGCAAAAGTTTGGGGAAATAATTTGCATGAAACATAAGGGAATTGTAATATTTGGAGCAGGTGCATTCAGTCATGCACATTTGAGATGTTTAAAAGAATTAGGAATAACTGAATGTATATTAGCTAAAAATACACCCTGGACCAGCCAACAACAACATAAATTTGCCGACGATCATCCTCTTATCTCATTTACATTTGATAACAAACCAGATGTTACAGATAAAATAGTACACATAGTAACACCCAGTGATACACATTCGGAATTACTTTATCGTTATAGCAGATTATCTAGTAAAATTTTTATTGAAAAACCAAGTGTTCTTTACAATAAAGATATAGATTTTAATTATGCTAATTTTATTTCTAACACTGTATATCAGAATGATTGGTTAGCACAAATACAAAATCATCGATCTCGTAAATACAAACCAAGTATAATACATTTTACATACGATGTCAAGAACAAAAATCAAATTGATCATATAACTGAAATATGGAGTCACATTATCAATCTTGTTTCTTTGTGGTATAAACCTAATTGTAAAATTCATATAAACAGTGAATTAGTTAAAAACAACGCAAGAAATATTAGTTGTATTATTGACAATGAACTCGAACTTAGTATATCCACTTCAAGTGGTTTAGTAGAAAAAAGCAAGTGGCAGTTGCAGATAGATAATGAAGAATTTACCAGTGAGGAACTTGGTGGTAGTTTGCTTATAAATACATTAAGTACTATGTTAACTAACAAATTACCTTTGACTGATTGGTACAATGCTAGTTGGCTTATACACAGATTTAGATTGTTGTCAAGTCCAGAGATATTTGACAACCAATTTTTACTAAATTATAGGAAATGAAATGGATATTGATGTTAATTATATAAAAGCAAATGGGTACGCTGTTATACCAAACTTCTTGAATACAGAAGAAGTGACTGCACTACAAAATTTATGTGATGCAACTCCCGTAGCCATGGGTGAGACATGGTATAAAAAGTGGAAAGCAAATGGAAGATTTGACGAGTATGAACATTGGTGGTCAGAATCTGTCAGAGATCATCCGTTAACAGTTTCGATCAAGGAAAAAATTCGTCCAATGGCTGATAAATGTTTTGGTGAAGGCAACTATGAACAGTATGGTGGTGATTTTAAAGTAACGAATTCAGGCAGTAATTTTATGTATTGCCATTTTGACACTCCCTATAGACATGATCGCTGGGCAAATGATTTCAGCGATGACATCAAAGGTATGCAATTTGGAATTGCACTGGACAAGTTTGATAATGAAAGCGGTGGAACAAGAGTGTTGCCTGGCAGTCATAAAAAAGTATATCACAAAGAAGACATGGACGCTGGTCGACACAATGATGAATTTTTACGTGATGGTATCACAATGGATCTTGAACCGGGCGGATTATTTTGCTATCACAGCAGAACCATGCACAGCACCATGCCTAATCTAACAGATAAACCACGTAGGTTAATGCTTATTTTGCACTTGTGGAATGATCCAACATTCAAACAAGAATTAGCAGATATAGAATCAAAAGAATATGAAAAAAATCAAGAAATTAAATCCTGAAATTAATCCTGTTACATTTAAAGATGGTAGAGGTATTATTCAGACATATTATCCTGAACAGTACAACATAGTAGAATGGAACTATATTGTAACACTCAAAGGTGCTGTTAGAGGACATCACTATCACAAAGAATTTGATGAGTACATTATGTTTGTAGAAGGAGAAGGTGTGTACACAGAAATTACCAATGGAGAAGAATTAGTAACTCCTGTTAGTGCTGGAGATTGCATATACCTGCCTATGCATGTACCTCATACATTTTATCCAACTGCAGACTGTAAAATGATTGCAATGATTACCAAGCGTTGGAATGATTGTGAGGAACCAATAACAAGGGTAGAAATAAAATGAAACGAATAGCAATAACAGGCGGAGCAGGCTACATAGGTTGTAGGCTCTGTGAATATTTTTTACAGCAAGGTCATACAGTAGATTGTATAGACTGGCTTAAATGGGGAATTGACCCAATACTCAATATTGTTGACCATGAAAACTTTTACTTACACAATATTGATATTTGTTCACCTGAAGTTGAGCCAGTATTAAAAAATGCTGATGTAGTAATACACTTGGCTGGTATTATTGGATTTCCTGCATGCAATGCAGAGCCAGACCTCGCATACAGAATTAACATAGAAGGCACTAAAAGAGTTGTTGAAGCAAGTGCTGATAAACCTTTTGTATATGCAAGTACCGGCAGTGTATATGGAGCACTAGATAGTGTGTGTACCGAAGAAGCAGAAGCCAATCCAATTAGTACATATAGTGTTTACAAACTAGCAGGTGAACGTATGCTAGACAATAATGCAGTTATAATAAGACCAGCTACAGCGTTTGGCGTTAGCAACAGATTACGTACTGACTTGTTGATAAATGATTTTGTACGCAAAGCCTGTATTGGTGAACATATGGTTTTATTCGAAGGACATTTCAAAAGAACATTTATTAGTGTTAATGATTTGGTTCGTTCATTTGCTTGGACTATAGAAAAATACGATCAAATGAAAGGCGGTATCTGGAATGTTGGAGATCAAACACTTAATCATACCAAGTTAGAGATTTGTGAAACCATACAAAAACATATACCAACTTGGACATTTGAAAATAACACAACTCTAGCACATGATCAGGATGGAAGAAATTATTTTGTCGATTATACAAAAATTAGAAACTTAGGATTTACAGCAAGTGAATCATTGGATCAAGGTATAAAGAATCTAATTAAGGTATACAAGGCGGTAGCATGAAACTTATTTTTGATGGTGATAGTTGGACTTTTGGATGTGAAATCGTAGATCCTTCACTTCGCAAAAAATATCCCGATTGGAATTGGAAACTTGATAAATCTTGGTATGAAGAAAATGACGAATATAGAACAAAAAGAATTTATCCTTACTTTATGTCGCAAGCTCTAGATTGCGATTATGTTAATTTATCCTGGACTGGAGATGATAATAGAACTATATTAGAAAGAACTATGACGTTTCTGAGTCGAGAATATATTACAAAAGGAAAATCAACTGACGACTTGTTTGTAATCATAGGATGGTCAAGTCCGGAAAGAAATAGTTTCTGGTGGAAAAGTAAAAATCTATCATTGCCATTTATATTGAGACCTAATATTCCTGATTTTAAAGATCCTAAAATGAAAGATATATGGGAATTATATGTTCAGTATATGTGGCATGCAGAAGAATATCTTCCAAGGCATGTGTCTACTGTGGTACAATTTCAAAATTTTTGTAATGTTTACAACATTAAATGGTTATGTTTTGATGCATTTTATCATACTCCAGATTGCAAAGGCGACAACATGGGTAATCTTCATCCTGATGATTGGAAATCTTTTGGGAACCTTCATCCTACTGAGTGGGAAGATATAAACATGTTAAAACAGTTAGAAAAAATTGACAGAGCTGGACATAAAGAGTTTGTTAATGGAAAAAGACAATTTGAAGATAACGATTATAAGTCACTGTGGAACACAGTCGATCCCGTTAGATTTTACAAAAAAGATCAACCTAACAATACTTTTAGAAGTTTTATACAAGCAGATACAACTAATTTAATCGGATGGCATCCTAGCCCTATTGGACATGAATTATGGGCAAATGAATTATTAAGATACATAAAGGAAAACAGTTTATTGTGAAAAAAATAGTTTTAACAGGAGGTAGCGGATTCCTACTGAGTAATCTACAACAAGATTATATTGCTGATTACATAGCACCTCGCAGTAGTGAAGTTAATTGGATAACGGGTAAAGGCGTAAGCACATTACCTAATCAACCAGATGTTTTTGTACACAGTGCGGCTATATACGGCGGATTAGTCTTCAATCAGAAATATCCAGAACGCATACTGCTAGATAACATGCGTATGTCTATAAATGTTTTTGATTACATCTTGACATGTAAGCCAAAAAAAGTTATTATAATAGGTAGTGCATGTAGCTATCCAGGTAATGCAACAGGCTTACTCACTGAAGATATGATTGGAAGTGGTAGAATGGAGTCAACTGTTGAACTATATGCTATTAATAAACTTTGGCAACTAGCGGCTAGTGAGCGTCTATTAGACAATTGGACACATCTTGTTCTAGCAAACATGTATGGTCCAAACGATCATACAAGTTTGGAAAAGTCGCACGTAACCGTAGCATTAATACAAAAAATATTAAAAGCTAAAAAGGAAAATAGAGATGTAAAATTACTGGGTACAGGAGAACCTTTACGTAGCTTGGTATATGTAAAAGATGTGTGTGCAGTTATTGATTATTTTATAAACAATGATGTCCCCAATGGGGCATATAATATTGGGCATGATAAAGGTTTAAGTATCAAAGCAATGGCAGAAGCTATTGCACAAACAGTTGGATATACAGGAAATATATTATGGGGAGATGCAAAGGATAATGGTGCTATGGTAAAAGTATTAGACTATACGAAACTTGACACTGTATTTCCCAACAGACCAAAAACTGACCTTAAAAAAGGTTTAAAAAAAGCAGTAGAGCAATTCACATGGAATACTTAACAGAAGTTGTTTTTACAAGAATAAAAAAATTACCAGTATGGACAGAAGCATTTAATGGTACAGAAAAGATCACAAATGATTGGAGAATGTGGTGGAATGGTTACAATCTTGATAAGCTAAAAGAACATTTAAACAAACATATGCCAAGTTTGCTAGCCAATCAAACACTTCGTGAAATTCATGTACCTTTAATAGAAGCAGTACCTGCCAGAACATACTGCGAATGTGTATTGCTAGATGAAGATAAAATGTTTTACTATCCTATAAGTTTGCATTGGTTTGACAAGTTTGTTGAAGGTATTGTCGAAAACACGATAGAGATACCAGATTATATAATTAAAAAAATTAACAATAAAACTGCAAAAATATTATTGTATCATCCTAGAGAGCAATGGGGTCACAGTGCTTGGCAAAAAATGATTAACGATATATCAGCAAAATACAAATTAACACAGGATAATTTTGTTGTAAGCTGTAATAATCCTAAATTAGAAAATATTAATAATGTGCCTTTGATGCATAATCAAAGGATAGTTCAAGATCCAGCATATTTTGATACTACTGATAAAATGTGGGCAGAACTATCTAGATTAATAAAAGATCCTCAGCCTCCAAATGAAATTAACGGAAAAGGTAAAAGACCTTGGAAATTTGTATGTTTGATGCGAAGACCAAACACAAATAGATGGGCTATAAGTGCCGAATTAATGGAGTATAGGCTCAA